AAGGATGACCCTCGCTACCTACACTCTCGCTCTGTAGTATGCAATCAGGTTATCTACGGTAAGGTAAGCGGTAAGTTTGCAGATGCTGAAGGCAATCCTGTGCTTCTTGAAGACCAGCCGGTCATTGCGTACTTCAAGCGTTCAGGCTTCAAGCCTGTTGCTGACTTCATCGACAGCCTGTCTCGCCAGAAAAAGGTGATGCAGAAGGTTGTTGCGAAGCTGGACACTTCAAAGAATAAGAAGGGCAGCGTCACATTCTGGACGCCCGCTATGACTTACTCTTCTGAAGTGGCGATTACGGATAAAGATAAGGAACTGATGAGGATGTTTGGAGAGACTGTGAAGGCTCACAATGAGACCATCGCTAATCAGTATCGTGAATCCGTTAAGCTTCAGTCCAGCGAAGACGAATCCGATCTTGCTTCGGATTTCGTCGATGTTGACGCAGCTTAAACTTCAGGACTTCCTACAAAACGCAGTTCGGGGGGACGTAAATGTCTCCCCGAATAGCATTGCTCAGTTTACTAAAGACTGTAACGAAGCAATAACAAAACAGATGACTCGTAAAGACGAGGGCTATCGCATTCGCATGTCCGGACTGGGACGGCCTATGTGTCAACAACTTCTTGAAAGAGAAGGTAACAAGGAAGAGATGGAGTACAACTCTCTCTTCCGTTTTTTGTTTGGTGACCTTTCCGAAGCTGTTTTGATGCTGGCTCTGAGAGAAGCCGGTGTAGAAATTGTAGACTTTCAACGCGCCGTAGAACTAGAGATTGCTGGTCACAAGATAAAGGGAACACTTGATGTTATCCTACGTGACGAGTTCGGTGAAGAAAAGGTCTGGGATATTAAGTCGGCAAGTGAGTGGGCTTTCAAGTACAAGTACACTGGTTCTGGCGGATACGAGGCCATAAAGAACGATGATCCGTTCGGCTACGCTATGCAGGGCTTCCTGTACGCAGAGGCTACGGGCCTACCCTTTGGTGGTTGGATCGTTGTTAACAAGTCCAGCGGTGAGATAGCCATCGTAGAGGTGCCCGACTGGTCGCAAGAGGACAAAGCAGGATATCTGAAGGACGCAGCACGTCGCGTCAAAATACTGACAGACCCTGCCAAAAAGCCGACAGTAGATTTCAAGGATGAATTCGAAACATTCCGAAAGGATGGTGAAGATGTTCGCACGGGCAACAAGATTCTTGCCAGACAGTGCGGCATGTGTGGTCACAAGAGCGTATGCTGGCCTAACGCTGTGTATCACGACAAGGTAACGTCTCGCGCTAAGAACAAGCCGAAAGTCTGGTACAGTCGCCTCAAGAATAAGGAACTGTGATGCCCTACATCTTTGTGAGAGACTACGACATTGACTTGATGGAGATGAATAAGGACATACGACACGTTTTTGTGGAATCTGTTTTGCAATCTGGAGGGGAAAGAAAGGTGGCATACTTTCGTCAGAATGAGAGAGGATTGCCCCTTACTTTGCGTGAGAACTTCTCACCGGACATGGGTTTCTTGACAGCAGATACAGAGACACGAGACATCAAGCAAGTCGAATTAGAACTACAAAACATCAGCAGACTATCTTATAATGGAGCAAATGTTTGTGTGCCGATATTGCCACTGTCAAGAGAACTAGACAGTATACAAAGACTATCCCCAAAACTGGCAGGGTACCTTCTAAAAAGAATGGACTCCATAGGAATGGCACTATGAAAAGTATGGGCGGGTATAGATCACAGTTTGAATTAAACATAGCGAAGTCACTTCGGCAAAAGGGTGTCACCTTTGAGTACGAAAAGCACAGGATCACCTTTGTTCCGAAGCCTCGCACTTACACGCCAGACTTTTACTTTCCTGACACAGAAGTGTTTGTAGAAGCGAAGGGTAAGTTTGACAAGGATGACCGCATGAAGATGTTGCTGGTCAAAGAACAGAACCCAGACCTTGATATACGCATTCTATTTCAGAACGCACGAAACAAAATTTACAAGGGATCGAAAACGACATACGGTGCATGGGCTGACCGTCACGGCTTTGAGTGGTCGGAAGGAACTATGCCGGAGGAGTGGTACAAGAATGGACGATAACGAAATGGAATCTACGCTAGAGCGGGCCAGCCTTCTTCCGGATAGGTGGTATCTAATGCTCAAGCAGGGTGATGATGAAGATCACGTAACCATGACTGCTTATGATACCACAGAAGAGGAGGATGGAGAGTACATCCCTGCGGGTGTTGTGATCTTGTCGGGTCTCGTTGAGTTGATGGAGTCAGACTTTGATAGAGTCATGCAAGCGGGCCTTGCTCGACTACAGTTTGAAGCAGAGAAATCAGCTATGATTGAAGATGCTGACGACAGCGTAGATATTCAACACGATCCCAACACCAACATTGTTAAAATAAATTTCGGAAAGACACAATGATCAAAGAGAACTGGCATATAAACAACTATCAAATGCAAGCCCGTGAGTTCGCCGTTTACCCTGACGACATGAAGATAGTGTATCCTGCTCTGGGCCTTGCCGGTGAGGCGGGAGAAGTCGCGGACAAGGTAAAGAAGATTTATCGCGACGGACGTGATGATAGCGAATTCAAGGGCGAAATCGCAAAAGAGATAGGTGACGTACTCTGGTATTGCGCTGCTCTCGCAGATGATCTAGGTTTTTCTTTACAGCAGATTGCAGAGATGAACATCTACAAGTTGAAGTCTCGCAAACTGTCTGACATGATACATGGTGAAGGCGATAACAGGTGAGACACGAGGAATTTATGAAGAAGGCTGCTATGGAATCCTTACAGAGAGATGCGTTTAAGCCCGACGAAGAGAAGCTTTTAGACACGTACTACAACCAGCAGATAGACCTGTTTGGTAAGTCTAAGGCAGACATGGTGAATTCACCCCCGCACTACAATCAAACAGGGATTGAGTGCATAGATGCTATCCGCGCTGCAACAGACGACGGATACGAATACTACCTGCAAGGCAACATCATCAAGTACCTGTGGCGCTACCGATACAAGAACGGTGTCGAAGATTTAGAAAAAGCGAGATGGTACTTAGACAAACTCATTGAGGAGACGACAGATGAATAATATGCTACCTACCCCCTATCAACAGTTTATACACAAGTCTCGCTATGCGCGTTGGATCGACGAAGAAGATCGTCGTGAGAACTGGGACGAGACTGTAGAACGCTATTTGAAATTTATGATTTACCAAGTAAAGGGCAAGCACAGGTTTGACATGTCGGCGGACGACATAGTAGATATCCGTGACGCAATTATCAGCCAAGAAATTATGCCGTCTATGCGGGGTATGATGACTGCTGGTCCGGCTCTCGCACGGGATAATATCTGCGGCTACAACTGTAGCTACATCCCTGTAGATAGCCCCCGTTCATTTGACGAGTGCATGTACATTCTTATGTGTGGTACGGGTGTGGGTTTCTCTGTGGAGCGGGAGAACGTGGACAAGCTTCCTGTAATCAGTGACGCCATGCACGAGACAGACACAGTGATTAAGGTGGGAGACTCTAAGCCGGGATGGGCTAAGTCTTTGCGCGAACTCATCGCACTGTTTTACGCTGGTCAGATACCGCAGTGGGACTTGTCCGCTGTTCGTCCGTCTGGTGCCCGTCTGAAGACTATGGGTGGACGTGCATCCGGCCCCGGTCCGCTGGATGATCTGTTCCAGTTCACTGTGGCCCTCTTCAAGAAGGCACAGGGGCGGCGTCTGTTCCCTATCGAATGTCACGACTTGATGTGCAAGGTGGGCGAGATTGTGGTCGTGGGTGGCGTACGTCGTTCCGCACTGATCTCCCTGTCGAACCTCAACGATGATCAGATGGCCCATGCCAAGTCCGGTGCGTGGTGGGAGAACGAAGGGCAACGCGCCCTTGCCAACAACTCTGTGGCCTACAAGGGCAAGCCGGAGATGGGCACGTTCATGCGGGAATGGCTGGCTCTCTACGACTCTAAGTCTGGTGAGCGTGGCATCTTCAACCGTGATGCAGCAGACAAACAGGTCGCTCGTAACGAACGCCGTGAGACGGGGCATATGTGGGGCACTAATCCCTGCTCTGAGATCATCCTGCGTCCCTATCAGTTCTGCAACCTGTCAGAGGTGGTCGTCCGTGAAAACGACACTCTGGAGTCCTTGAAGCGAAAGGTACGCCTCGCTACAATCTTGGGCACCCTACAGTCAACCCTAACCGATTTCAAATATCTGAGGAAAGTATGGCGGGACAACACAGAAGAAGAACGCCTCTTGGGCGTATCCTTGACTGGTATCATGGATCACTCAATTTTATCGAAGACC